TTGAAAAAGTCTATTTTATTTTAGGCAATCACGATTTGTTTTATAAAGACAAACGAGAAATCAATTCAATTGAATTTATGCGATTGTTTCCAAATGTAACTCCTATTAAAGAACCCTTTACAGATGGAAATGTAACAATACTCCCTTGGTTAGTAGGAGACGAATGGAAAGATATTCCAAAAATTAAAAGCAAATATATTTTTGGACATTTAGAATTACCAAGCTTCTACATGAATGCTATGATTCAAATGCCCGATCATGGCCAGTTGCAAAGAAACCATTTTGTAAATCAAGATTATGTGTTTAGCGGGCATTTTCACAAACGCCAAGCTACAGGAAACATAGTGTATATTGGTAATGCATTTCCGCACAATTACGCCGATGCAGGTGATGACGATCGAGGTATGATGTTATTAGAGTGGGGAGGCAAACCCCAATACAAAACTTGGGCTAATCAACCAGTATATCGTACCTACAAGCTAAGTCAAATAATTGATACTCCCGACGCATTGTTAAGACCAAAAATGCATTGTCGTGTTACTATTGACTTACCTATTACATTTGAAGAAGCAAATTTCATTAAAGAGCAATTCATGCCGCAATACGATTTGCGAGAATTAATGCTTATTCCAGAAAAGGTAGAAGTTGAATCGAGTGCTTCGCCTATCGATATTGAATTTGAAAGTGTTGATACCATTGTTATCAATCAAATCAATGCTATTGAAAGCGACACATACGATAAAGGACTCCTATTAGAGATTTATAAAGAACTATGATTAAAATTAAGAATCTAACCGTAAGAAATTTCATGAGCGTGGGTAATCAAACTCAAGCCATCGATTTTGACCGTGGTCAATTAACTCTAGTCTTAGGTGAAAATCTAGATCTAGGAGGTGATGATTCTGGGGCTCGCAACGGTACGGGCAAAACAACTATCATCAATGGCTTGAGTTATGCGATCTACGGTCAAGCCCTGACTAATATTAAACGTGACAACCTTATCAACAAGATTAATCAAAAGGGAATGTTAGTCACAATTAGTTTTGAAAAACACGGCGTTGAATATCACATTGAACGTGGTAGAAAACCAAACTTGTTAAAATTTAGCATTAACGGTCAAGAACAAGAATTACAGGACCTTGACGAATCTCAAGGCGATAGTCGAGAAACACAAAAAGCAATTGAAGATGTATTTGGTATGAGTCACGAAATGTTTAAACACATTTTAGCGTTGAACACTTATACTGAACCGTTCTTATCAATGAAGGCTGCTGATCAAAGAAGCGTTATTGAACAATTACTAGGTATTACACTTTTATCAGAAAAAGCAGAAAATTTAAAAGAACAAATCAAACAAACAAAAGATGCTATTACTTCAGAAAATACTAAAATAGAAACAATTAAAGCTAGTAATGAACGCATTCAACAAAGCATTGAAGCGTTAGAGCGTAAACAAAAAATGTGGAACGATCAAAAAGAGTCCTCTCTTGAAAATATACTTAAAAGTATTGATCGTTTAATGCAAATTGACATTGAAGAAGAAATATCAAATCAACGAGCATTAGTTGAATGGAATAAAAACAAAAAAGAAAAAGATAACCTTAATTCTTTAATTGCTAAACAAACAGCGGCATTAGAAAAAGAACAAAAAGTCCTTTCTAAATTAGAAAAAGAGCTTATTAGTCTTGCAGATCATAAATGCCATGCTTGTGGTCAAGAGTTACATGATGACAAACATGAAGAAATGCTTGTAGCAAAAGCTCAACAAGTTGAAGAAAGTAAAGGTTCTATTAACGAACACTTAGAAGAACTATCAACTCTTAACGAAGCAATGGCATTATTAGGTGAGCTAACTGCTTGTCCAAAAGTAACTTATGACAATTTAGAAGAAGCACTTAATCATAAAAACACATTAGATGGGTTAGAAAGAGATGCTACTATTAAAGAAGCAGAAGAAAACCCTTATGATGATCAAATCTTAGAATTAAAAAATACTGCTGTTCAAGAAATTGACTGGAATAACCTAAACGAACTTGTAAGAGTTAAAGATCATCAGGAGTTTTTACATAAACTTTTAACAAATAAAGATAGTTTTGTACGTAAACGTATTATCGATCAAAACTTAGCATTCTTAAATCAACGATTAACTCATTATCTAGATAGAATAGGATTGCCTCATATTGTAGAATTTCAAAATGATCTTAGTGTTATTATTACTCAATTAGGCCAGGACCTAGATTTTGATAATTTAAGTCGAGGTGAACGCAACAGATTGATTTTATCTCTATCTTGGGCGTTCCGAGATGTGTGGGAAAATCTTTATCATCCTATCAACCTGTTGTTTATTGATGAGCTTGTAGACAGCGGCATGGATGCCAGCGGAGTAGAATCAAGTATTGCGGTACTTAAGAAGATGACTAGAGAAAGAAATAAAAATGTTTTCTTAATTTCTCACAGAGATGATCTAACAAATCGAGTAAATCATGTGTTAAAAGTTATTAAAGAAAACGGATTTACCAGTTACAGCAACGATGTGGAGATTATAGAATGATTTATGACTTTTATTATGTTAAAGAACTTTATACACCAGAAATGTGTGAAGAACTCAGGACTTTAATTCTATTACATTATAATAGAGACGATTCTGTAAAAGATGTTCCTGCAGATGGAGCAACTAAAACTGCCGATGTAAAATTTATCAACAGAAAATTTATATCCCCCGAATTAGAAAAATTTTATGAATCAATTGGTGTTATTAACAACCTTGCTTTTAGATTTCATCTTGACGCAATTGGGTACGAGTCAATATTAAGTTACAATACCTACGATTCTAAAACCAACGGCGAATATGATTGGCACACCGACGGGAGAAGAGATGGTATTAAGGATATTAAATTAACAGCATTACTAAACTTATCTGACGAACCGTATGAGGGCGGTGATATAAGTTTATTTTTCAACGGTCCTCATGTAATTGAAGAATTTAGATTGCCAGGAACATTGTTAGTTTTTCCTAGCTGGGTTCCTCATAAAGTTGATCCAGTAACCAAAGGCACTAGAAAAACACTTATTCAATTCTTTGAAGGCCCTCCTTTGTTATGACAACAGAATCGCACGATCGTATGATTGCTGCTTTTCAGGAATATTTTAAGTGGCAAGAACGATTTGAATACAAAGGCTCAGATGAAGCAGGCATTAAGGCACGATATTGGCTATCAGAAATACGCAACGAGGCATCAAAAAGGCGAGTTGAGATACAAGAAAAACGCGAACAACGAAAGTTAGCCAGAAAAGGCATGGTTGGAAGACCGCCTAAAATAACTAAGTGAGTGCAATGGACGTATCAAAATCAACCAATAAACGAAATACCAGAAGGCTATATTGGCTTTGTTTATCTCATCACGAACACACAAACCGGGCAGAAGTACATAGGCAAGAAATTAGCACAATTTAAACGTACTAAACCACCACTCAAAGGCAAAAAACTTAAACGTAGATCCGTAGTTGAAAGCGATTGGCGCGATTACTGGGGTTCTTCTGATAGGTTAAACGCAGACGTCCAAGCATTAGGTCCCGGAAACTTCACTAGAGAAATACTTTATCTTTGCAAATCCAAGGCAGAAATGTCCTATTTAGAGGCAAGAGAGCAGTTTGAACGCAGAGTTTTAGAAACTGACGAATATTATAATGGCATTATAAACGTCAGAGTAGGCGGTTCAAACATACTAAGGCAACGCCTAGAAGAACATAAAAAGGCAAAATAAAGCGGTTTTTGGCTAGCGCAGGCCTTAACTTCATGCGCTCTAAACCTGGTCAATCGTGGTCGCAGGGACGGAATTCCATGCCGCAATGGTACTCAACTACTACCCATTTATGGATGAAGATCGCTTAAAACCTGCGATTTAGTTGTTTGAAAAGGATATGTAAAGGTAAAATGAGGGGAGAAAAACCCCACGTGTACATTAGTGATAGCAGATTAATGTATACCGCCGTTGTGTAAAGACGGAGCTCGAGGTACCGGACAACCGCCTCTGTAATGCTCTACTGCTGTGTGACATGGTTCGACTCGGATAATGTTTTTTCTTTGCCCGGCAACGGGCAAAGTGTGACTGAAACGATCTGGATAATGCTAAATTTGCGCTTCGCGCAAAATATATTTCAACTGCATCTTTGAAATAATTAAAAAAAAGAAAAGTGCTTTGAGCGAAGCGATAAAGCAAGCGAGCGTTAGCTCGCTTTTCAATAAATAAGTAGTATATCAATTTTGAGTCTTTTATGAAAATATCAACATTATTAGAAAATCATCAGTTACTTGTCGAAAGACATATGCACAACTCACGATTAATATTAGAGGAAAGCTGTGACGGTCTTAATAAGGAACAACGCAGAATTGTTGAAGGCATTTATAATGAAATGCTACCTCTTATCGAAGCTAGTCTAAGCCCTGAACAGGTTAAACAGGTATTTGGATCTGTAGAGCAAAGTGTAAGTGCAGGTGGTGGTAATAGAACAATGCTGGGCAAAGGCATCGATGTTGCTAAAAAAGCAGATGAAGTAGTTAATAAAGTTGGTAAATGGCTACAGGATACTACGCCTGTTAAGAACATGGACCAAAAGTTTGAAGATTTAAAGGCTAAAGTTGGTGCTAAGTTTCCTGAGCTAGATAAAACTCTAACTGGATGGGGAACTTGGATGAAAGAAAATCCAGGTAAGTCAGCAGCGATTATTGGTGTGCTTACCACTCTAGCAGCTCTTGCAGGTGGCCCAGTAGGTGGCGCTATTGCAGGTGCTATTATTCGTAATTCGTCTGAACTAATCAAAGGCGAAAAACTTTCAACTACCATTGGCAAAGGTATTAAAACAGCAGCCTATGGTTTTATTGCTGGTAAGACCTTTGAACTTATTGGCGATGCACTCAGTGGCGGAGTTGATATTATCAAAGATAATCTATTCCCTGGTGCTAGAAGATTAAACATGACTCAAATCTTTGATGAAGTTGGGGGAGAGTTAGGATCACGTTCTGCTAACTTTGAAATTAAAGGACTAGTAGGACAACCAGCAGATATTGCAGATGCTAAAGAGTTATTCATGGATGCTACTTCTGCTTGGCAAGCAGGAGATTATGCTCAAAGCGACAAGGTATGGCAAGTTCTTCAGGGCATGATTGATGATAAATTTAATAATCCAGAGTATATTGCTCAGATTGCTGCCACAGCAGACAAGCGAGCAATGTTAAAATCTGCTGCCGAAGGTGCTAAAGAAGTGTTTAAATTCTTAGGCGCGGCTGCGCAAGGCGCAGTTGCAGCTGGTACAGGCAGCAAACAACCAAAACAAGAAAGTTATTATATTCAAACTAGACCTTTAAGTGAAGGTCAAGTATATCTAGTGTTTAATCGTGTGTTATCAGAAGCTGGCTTTATGGACAAGGTTAAAGCTGGAGCAGGCAAAGCAGTTGATTGGGCCAAGACAAAAGGTCATAACATGACCACACAGGTCACGGCAGACAAGTTAAATTCTGCTTGGCAAAAAGCAGGTGCTCCTACAGATTCAGAAGAACTAGCAAAGTTTTTACAAGATCAGGGCATTGATGCAGGTATTGTTACACAAGTTTATAGTCAAATGAAACTACCACCACCCGGTCAGGGCGGTGCCGATCAAGGTGGCCAAGGTGGCGCCAATGGTAAAAAAACAGCTACACTATATGCAGAAGTTAAATCAGAGTTAGCTAAGTTAGATAAGAAAAGTAAAAAGCGTATCATGGGCTTCTTACAAAAACAATTAGGAACTGCTTAAAATGAGATTAAATGAATTCATAACCGAAGATAAAGAACTTGCCGAAGGCCCATTGATGAATAAAATTGGTAGTGCAGTTGGCAAAGCTGTAGGAACTGCTGCCAAAGGCGTTGGCGCAGTTGCAGGTGGTATAGCTGGACTTGGTGCAGCCGCTAAAAAAGGATTTGCCGCAGGTAAAAGTACGGTAGCAGGTGCAGGAGATGACGAAGAGCCCGCACAAGGTCAAGCAGCAGGTGGTCAACAAGCAGCAGGTGGTGCCGGTGGTCAACAAGCAGCAGGTGGTCAAGGAGGCATAACTAAACGTCAAGTTGCTCAAGATATGTGGAAAAAAGGAAAGATTGGTCAAAATAATCCTTTCCTTAATGCAGCCAAGAAAGCAGGAATGCAAGATACAGATCAAGAAGAACCCGCACAAGGTCAAGCAGGAGGCCAACAACCGGCCGCTAGCGGACAACCAGCACCTGCAAAAGGAAAACCAGCAGCAGGCGGAGCAGCACAACCTGATGCATCTGGAAGAATTGAACCAACTATGGAACCCGCACAAGGTCAAGCAGCAGGTGGTCAAGGACAAGATCAAGCTCAACAAGGCACGCCTTATGCACAGGTTAAAGCTAAGATTGCTAAACTAGATAAAAAAGGTAAACAACGAATCCTTGCAGGACTACAAAAAGAATTAGGCGCACAACCAGCAGCACAAGAAAAACCAGCAGCAGGCGGAGGTGCATTTGGACAAATGGCAGCAAACTTAGCCGGCGAACCAAATCCGGCAGTAAGCACTGGAACAAGCTCAACTGGTGGAACAACATCAAAGGTTGGTGGAACAACAACCCATACAGCAAATCCAAACAATCCTAATATGCAACAACAACCAGCACCGGAACAGCCAGCTGCAACACAAGAACCCGCAGTTGAACCTACAATGCAGACAAAGAAACGTGCTCCGAGAAAATCAAGAGCTAAGGCTCCTGCTCAGCCTTCGGTGCAAGCCGCTGGCAAAGTTAACACAGGTAATCCTTTGGCAGAAGCACTTGAAAGAAAAATTGAAGAACACAAAAAGAAATTGTTCACCGAAAATGTTAAATCAGGTGCAACAAGTATTTTTAAAAAGTAATTAAAAGAATGGGAGGCCGCTTTTCTTAGTGGTCTCTAAATTATCTTTGATAATCTCGCCAATAATTTGGCGCTCTTCATAACTTAGATTCATACCTTCACTATAAGAAAGTCCTCGCATATACCAACAAGCCTTGAGGACATCCTTTTTAATCTCCCTAGCCTCTTTTTCTAATTTTGAAACAAGATGTAAGATCTCCGGCCTTGGGAGGTTTAAGACCTTACTGCGAAAAAATTTGATTGATCCATTACTAAGTTAATAGTATATTGATGATGACATTCTGTACACTCGACTTCTTGAGTCTGTAGATCAATTCTACCTTTCATTTCTGTTACATGTTTATTAATTGTATTAAACACATCAGTTGATGCATTGTTAATAAATTCTTTAATCATAACAGAATCAGTTACGGTAGCTTCTGGCGTAGTAATACTAGTGATACATCCTGCAATAACATCTACGGTTAATTCGGTTAATTTAATAAAACTTTCGCCAAATTGCTCTAATTTTTCTTCATCTGACAATGAATCGTTAGTAACAACGTTTAATACTTTTTGTTGTTCTAATGCTTTAATACTAGCCTTAGTAATTTCTTGATATGAATAAGGTCTAATAGTAATAGTTAACGGTGGAACTTCAAGTTGATCTACATATCTAAAATTATTAAGTTTATCAAGATAACTCACAAGATTAATTTCAAATGTACTTCGATTACTGCATTCAGGGCAATCCGCATCAACTTCCATCATTTCACCGTAGGTTGCTGTTCTAATAGCAATTAAAACAGCATCTAAATCTAAACTTGGCATTTTCCAAGGATCTTTAATAGCAGGCACACAGCTTTTTATTAGTTCAACGGTTGCTTGACCATTCATTAACGCATCGGGAGTTTTAAACATAAGTTCGTCCTTAGCGGTCATAGCATAGACAGCGTATTCGCCATTCTCACTCTGATCCAATACTCCCGGCGGATAATATTTGCCGTGACTTGGTAAAGTTACATATAACTTTGGTTGTCTAAAAAACGCTGCCAACGGATTTGTTGGTTTAGCAATTGATGGATTTTCTACCATTTTTTAACCCCGATAAATAAAAAGTAATCATACGTATTTATGTACGCACTTTTCTGGGATTTTGAATAATGGCAGAAGTAACCGGTGATCTAGGCGGTCAACCAATTGAATTAAACAACGCGGCTACCGAAGCCACCCTCAAGGAACTTGTCCGTGCTGTTGCTCTGTTGGCTGCTAAACAAGGCAAAGACGGCAAATCTGAAAAACAAATTGCAGAGTCGATGAAAAAATTCTACAAGCAACTTGAAGAATCATCGGACGGATTTAAAAAATTAACCAAACTGCAAAAAGAAAAGATAAAACAAGACGAAGAAGAAAACAAAGCTCAAAAAGAAAAGATAAAACAATATCAAGAAGAACTTAGAGCCCAGGAAAAATTTATTGAAGGGACAAAATTAGTTGCTTCTGGATTTACAAAAGTTGCTAGTAGTGCCAGTGCATTAGGATCATCATTCTTTGGGTTAATGAATGATCTTGCCAATATGGGAAACAACATCAATGCTGTTGGCGGCATTATTGGCAAGATTCCAATTTTTGGTGGAGTTCTTGGGTCGGCCTTTGGTGCTGTAGCAGGCGCTGCTACAAAAACTTATGAATCGTTTAACAAAGCAGCAAGTGTTGGTGCAAACTTCGGAGGAAGCATTCAAGAAATGCAACGTCAAGTTTCGGCAACAGGGCTAACACTTGACCAGTACACAAGCATTATTAAAAATAACAGCGAGAACTTAGCATTATTTGGCGGTAGTGTAACTCAAGGTGCAAAACGTTTAAGTGAAATGTCTCAGAAGATTAGAAATAGTCAACTTGGAGACGAACTTGCAAGATTGGGTTATTCAACTGAAGATATTAATAATGGCATTGCTAGATATTCAGCAATAGTCACAAAGAGCGCCGGCGGAGTAAGAGTTTCAAACGAAGAGTTAGTTAAAGATACGGGTGACTATCTAAGAAATTTAGATGCTGTTTCAAAACTTACTGGTAAGAATAAAGAAATACTTCAAAGAGAACAAGAAGCAAGACAAGCCGATGCGCAGTTTAGAATATTACAGGCTAAAGTTGGAAAAGAAGGTGCTAAAAATTTAAACATGCTAATGGATAGCATGAGTGAATCTGAAAAACAAGCAGCACAAACTATTTTAGCCACAGGATCATTAAACAGCGAAGCAGCTCAGCAATTAATGATTACAAATCCGCAGGCCGCAAAAGCATTGCTACAGGCTTCTCGTGATATTAGACAATCAGGAACAATGACTAGAGAAGGAGCATTTAAGATTGACGAAGCATTCAATGCTGGTGCTATTGCTAGTCAAAAAAATGCTGCTCAAGTAACGTTGGCCACGTATGATGCTGAAAAATGGGGCAAGGGTATTGTTTCTAATTTAGATCGAGCCAACAGGGCAGAAAAAGATAACGGAAGTCTAAGAGCACAAGCGGCACAACAAGAATTAGACAGACAAAAACAATTAACAGAAGGCGCCAAAGGTCTTGATCCTGCTAAAATGAAAAGTAACATGGAAAAGTTAGCTGACCTTTCAAATAAATTTATGGCAGCATTGGCTAATAGTCCGTTGTTAGATAAAATGTTGCAGTCATTTACAGCGGCCATAGAAGAACTAACTCCTATATTAATTGAAGGATTGACTTGGGTGGCAGACCATGCAAAAGAAGTAGCTATAGGAATGGGAATACTAGGTGGACTTATAGTAGTTTCAAGCGCCATTACTGCTGCTGCAAATTTAGTTCAAGCAGTTAATGTTTTAGGTTTAACAGCACTGGCATCAGCAGTATGGGCAACCGTAGCTCCTGTACTAGCGGCCGCAGCGCCATTTATTGCAGTAGCGGCAGCGGTTGCAGGTGTTGTTTATCTCTTTAAGAAATTATATGATAGTGGTTGGACATTTGGAACAATTATTGATGCTTTAAAAGATAATTTCCAACGTTTATGGATGACTTTGCAAGATTGGATGGATTCTTTATTAGAGAAAATACCAAATGCAATTGGTGGTATTAGTAAAGCAGAAGCTGATAGACGTAGAGCCTTAAGGGATGACCAACGTAAAGAACTTGACGCTAAAGAAAAAGATAGAGACGATAAGAGAAAACAAAAAGCAATAGAACGTGGAACTTACGAGGAAGATAAGAAAGCTACTCAAGAACATACTAAAACAACACAAGCTGCTACCGCTGCGGCTCAAGAGGCAACTAAAACAACAGAAGCTCAAGTAGAAGCACAGAAGAAAATTAATTACACAAGTCCTGAAGAAACATTTAAAGCCTTTAAAGAAAGAAAAACTATGGGAGGAGGAGCTCCTTCACCTGCCACACCTGCTACTGCACCCGCTGCACCAACAGGAGGACCGGCCCCAGGAGCTGCTGGACCGTTAAATCAAGATCAACAGAAAAACATGGCTCTAGTTGAAGCAGCTCTTAAAAAACAAGGAATTACTGATCCTGCTTATGTTGCTGCTGTCAAAGGCAACATAATGAAAGAAACTGGCGGTAAGAGTATTTCTGAAAATATGAATTATGCTAATACATCTAACGATCGTATTAGAAAAATATTTGGTAGTAGGGCTGCTGGAAAATCCGATGCAGAACTAAATGCTATCAAAGGCGACCAGCAAAAAATGGGCGAAATGATGTATGGTTCCGGCACAGCAATGGGTCGTCAAATGGGGAATACGGAACCCGGAGATGGATGGAAATATAGAGGCAGAGGTTTTATTCAGTTAACTGGTAAAAATAATTATGCCGCTGCATCAAAAGCCATCTACGGTGATGATAGATTAGTTAAAAATCCAGATTTAGTTAACGATCCACAGGTTGCTGCGGAAGTTAGTGCTTGGTATATGAAAAAAGGTCAAGCCGGAATGGCTAGCAAACTTGGTATGGGCACTTCTGGATTATCTCAAGAACAAGCAAACTTGTTAGCAACAAGCCAAATTGCCGGTGGAGACATAAGACGAAAAGGCGCAATTGGAGAAGAAATTTTAGGAAAAGTAAATTCTTATTCTGGACAATTTGCCAAAGGTGGCAGCGTAACTCCATCGACCTCAACAGCTCAAACTAGTGTATCACAACAACCAGCAGCGCCAGCACCAGCGGCAGCAACTGCTCAACCAAGAACTGGTGCAACAACACCTACACCCGCTAAGGCAACTCAAGAAACAGCTGAATCGCAGTTATCGCTATTAAATACTAAGATGGATCTATTAGTTATGATAAATCGAAAATTATTAGAAGTTAACGACAAGCAGCTTACTACACAAAAGTCTATGACGGGCAATGTATATTCTGCTTAAGGATCATTAATTAAATGAGTTGGAAAAAATATTTTACTCCTGTCAACATCGATAACCAACAAGGAACAATGAGTCCTATTGGCAGTAGAGGGCGACCAGGACCTGCAAGAACTAATTATTCATCATTCTTGCCTGACGTATATGCAGGTAATCCAAATCGTGTCGAACGATATATGCAATATGACACTATGGATATGGACAGCGAAGTTAACGCAGCTCTAGATATCTTAGCTGAATTTTGTACACAAAAAGATAGAGAAAATGGAACAGCGTTTCAACTATCATTTAAAGGCAAACCAACCGGAACCGAAGTTAAGTTAATTAAAGAAAGCCTACAGAAGTGGGCAAAACAAAATCAATTTGACACAAGAATTTTTCGTATAGTTCGAAATTCTTTCAAATACGGAGATTGTTTCTTTGTTAGAGATCCAGAAACTAAAAAATGGTTGTATGTTGATCCTGCTAAGGTTACAAAAATTATCGTTAACGAAAGCGAAGGAAAAATTCCCGAGCAATATGTTTT